CCTTGGATCAGATACCGAAAAAACAAAGCTTGCGGTATTTCATCACGATCCAAGGCTATCTTTAGGTCGGCGCAACGCTTATCGGATTCGTATAAAACGATCTTTCTACTCGTTTTGCCGTTGCTGCTCATGCTAAGTTCCTAACGTGAGTAGAGCTTTCAGTTTGACCAGCGGAAGTTTGAATAACGAACCTACTCTTTGTTTGTAGCTCAACGATGTTCCTAGCTCCGCTATAAGAGAAGCCACTACGAATGCCGACTTTGAGTTCATCTAGAACGTTGCTAACTGGTCCCTTCGCACGAACCCGGTGAGCTACACCCTCAATAGATGAAACACGACCGCGCCAATCAAGCTGTGCTTCTTTACTAGCCATTCCACGATAAGCCTTGTAGGCAACACCATCAATGTGCTTCAGTTCACCGGGAGCTTCATCAGTACCAGCGAGCAACGAGCCAACCATGACCGCATCTGCTCCAGCAGCAAGAGCCTTTACAATGTCACCGGAAGTTCGAATTCCGCCGTCTGCAATGATAGCAGCAGGAGTTTGTGATTGTTGCTCGTTAACGATGTCAAATACCGATTGTAGCGTTGGGATACCATGACCGGTCTGAATGCGGGTAGAACAGATAGAACCCCCACCAACGCCAACTCTGATGGAATCAGCACCCCAATCAGACAAAGCTGAAAAGCCTTGTGCTGTTGCTACGTTACCAGCCATAATGTGGACCTTGTTACCGAACCGATCACGAAGGCTCTTGATAATTCTTTCAACAGCAATGTGGTGTCCATGAGCTACGTCTACACACAACACTGAAACACCAGACTTGACAAGTAAATCTGCTCTAATCAAATCATCTTGCGATGTGCCGATTGCAGCACCAATAGTTGGAAGCTCGACCTTGCATTTCGCCTTAGCCTGACATACAATTGCTGTTTGCTCAATCGGTGTGTTATAACGATGTACAATAGGCAATACTCCGTTATTGATTAGTGCTGTTGTCATCTCAGCACCAATAACAGTATCCATTGGTGCGGAAATGATTGGTGACTTGATCAGTACGTCTTTTAGCTTTGTGCGAATGTCAATGTCTGCTCTAGTCTCAATGTCGCTATACTGAGGGATGAGCAATACATCATCAAACGTTACTGTCTGTCTTAGGTTCGTGAACATCTAGACTATCTCCTGTTTGTTGTTCCGGGGTATACTTGCTTTCCAAGTATCTCTTGTATTCTTGCAGGACACCTTGGGCCTTCTCCCAGCATTCGGGGCAATAAAGCCTAACATTGCCCTTGTCTTGGACAACGAACCAAGTATTTGCCATTTCCTTACTCTTCTTGTCGTATAGTGCTTCACACACCAAACACATGTCAGGTAGTTTGCCAAACATCATGATTTGTTCGCCCATCTTCTTTTCTGCTGGGCTTTGGCTCTTTTGAGCTTTGTCTAAAGCTCGGCGTTGTTCGCGATTCATTCTGGATCCTTTTGTATGAACTTGACGTTGAGGTTGGGGTGTTTCCGTCTTGCCCAACCAAGCAAACCTTGAAAGTATTGTTTTTCAAGATCATACTTACCGGGCAAAGGTGAAATCAGAAAGCTTGGCAAGAGTTGAGGCTTCTTTCCACCTTTCAGGTCTTCTCGACTAAGATAACTTACCCAATAAAAATCAGGAGAGTTCTCGTATTTTCCAACGACTACTGCCCAATAATTATCAGCGGAAACGAAATCCCCAGCTTCATACGTCATCGTCCCGTACTCCCGAGAGCGCCGTCACCACGATTCGAAATAACAATACTGCTCCTATCGTATAGCTCATCGTCAAGAGCTTCAATGAGCCGCGCATTGACGACAGGAATGAAGACACCTTGTGCAATTTTATCTCCCGGTTCAATAACTTGTTCTTGGCTTCCAATGTTGTGAAGATTGACAAATACTTCACCATTGTAACCGGCATCTACCACACAAGCACCAACAATAAGCTGGCGCTTTGCTGCCACAGAAGAACGATTCATAATCTGCATCATGTAACCATGCGGAACTCCGAACTTCATACCGGTGCCAAGGATCTTGGTTTCTCCCGGCTGAATGGTAATGGCTTCGAAGTTTGCTGGATTGAAAGGCAAGTCAATCCCAGCATCAGAAGGGTTAGCCCTCGTCGGATGAAAACGGGCGTGACGAAGAGCGTAATACTCCAACATCACTTAGCACCTCGCAAAGTCTGGTATGCCTCCACAAGTGCATCAAGGCTCTCATTCTTCTTCAACATTCGGTATGCACGGGTAATCGTGGAAATGTCGTCCTTAGTAAGAAAGCCATTCTTCACGAAGTCAGAACGCAATTCACGCTTAGACTCCTTATAAGGTTCCATAGCATCTTCGATAGCCTTTAGAGTGCGAATGTACTCAACAAGCTTCTCGCTCTTGGTGGAAAGGTCGGTGTCAGTCTCTTCATTGATTTCTTCAAACATGGAATCTCCTTTTGTATTGTTAGTATAACTTAGTAGGGTTGAGTGGTCAAGCAGCAGTTGTCAAGCCACGGTGAACTCGGACGGCACGCAACAAAGCTAGCTCTTTCATCTTTGCCTCGATCATGCAGTCGTACAACACATCGTGATTATCGGGCAAGACATTGACATAATCGGAATGTGCTTGGGGCTTGATCTTCGGGTTATTCTGTTCAATCGAACGACTTTCAGAATAGTGAACGACAGGCTTGATCCTGCCCCAAGTGGAAGCAGCCATTTGCAATGCTTCCTTCTCATCAAGTCCGCCATTATGCAAACTGTGATGATGGTAGTCGAAAACAATCGGAATGTTGATCTTGCTACTGATCATTTCGTGCAAGTCGCCGGTAGAGAACAAAGAAGGTTTGTCATCGTTCTCGACAGTAAGACGGGTCTTTACAGCATCAGAAAGCAATTCGAAGTTACGACAGAATGATTCAGCAGCCTTCGCCTTATTACCGTAGGTCGCACCAACGTGAATGTTGATCTTAGACCACGGAGTACGCGGCATCAAAAGCTTGTCCTGAACCCACCCGTGAATTTCCAAATCGCGAACAGTCTGACGGATAACACGCTCGTCGGAAGATGCTAGCTTGTTGAAAGGACCGGGATGTGAGGTCAAGCGAATGTTATTTACATTAGCATACTGGCCGATCTTGGTCATCCAATCAACAATCTCATCGTGATTGGGCAGTTGTTCAAACTGGTACTCCGACGCCCATGGGAAAATGTCGGAAGACAGCCGATAGAAGTAAATGAAGTTCTGCTTGTTCCAAACAAGGATCTTGTATAGATCCTTGACGTTTTGTAGAGCAAGTTCAGAAGCATACTTGATACCACGACGCTCAAAAGTAGACTTGATCATCGTGCGGTTAGTTGTGATAGGCTCAGTCTTCTTTGGCTTGCCACCAAACAAAACTGGCTGCGAGAGTTGCATGTTGATACACGGATAGCCGTAGTTGATTCTCAGTTGCACAAACACTCCATTTGTTAGTTTGTTTTATTACTTTTTAGTAAGTTATCTTTCCAGCGTAGGGGTCTAAGATTTTCAAGTGCCCAACATTTTACAAAGTTTGGGTGTTCTAAACTATCGTATGGAAGAAGTGATTGCGGATAAATATGATCCACATTCCAAAACCCCTCACCGTTGCCGTGATTATCCCAATTCATGCAGTCTTCAAACTGGCTTTCTAAGTGTTTTTTTAGGTCTTCGGCTGTATATGGAAGATACTTCCAAATGCTACTAGTTTTATAGCCGTTTTGTTTCTTTATGCCTCTTAAGATCCAACTTCCAAGTCTAGTTTTCAAGCGATAAAATGGTTCATTTTTTGATCTTTTAGCATAATATTCTTTAGCATATTCACGACGTTTTGCTTTGTTATCTTCTCTAGAAGCCCACTGTTGCCAGTTGTCCTTCGTTCTTCTCTTAGTGTTTATATTTCTATCTCTTGCTGCATTGTTGCGGGCAAGATGACAAGTCTTACAATAACAACTGTGTGCATTTCTTCTATCTTTCCTGATATAGAATTCACTTATCTCTTTTTCTTGCTCACAGTCTTTACATTTTTTAGTTTCCATAAAACACACTCCTATCTATAAATAGTAGGATATTAGCATTTTATGCACGCATACCCATAGTTGATCGGCATAATCATTCGAACCCCTTTTTACTCTCTTAGTATAGCATGGGGGGTCGATGAAGGCAAGTCAACTGATCGTCAAGCGTCCTTATTCTTCTTGTGCCACTTGAATGAAGCTTCGTTCTCAGTAATTGGACCGCCAGCAGCCCATGTCGTACAAGTACGCTATTTTACGGAAAAAAACTCCTTTGTGTGAATTCTTATCTATCTTTCTACGAATAGTTTTATGATCAAAACCAAAATGTTTAGCGGCGGATGTTTGGCTATCAAATAACATTACTTCACCAGTTTCAATAATAGTGGCCTCTATCGTCCAAACATAGCCATTATCTCGACGCTTCTGCTGCGTTTTCTCGTTGGCCTTGTTGATGTCAATGTGAGCTAGGGCTTGCCACTTTGACAAGCCTTTATTCCAAGGTGATCTTCCTTTCAGTTTTTCAGAAACTTTCCTCTTTCTTTCTTCGTTTCTTGCCTTCATCTCTTCCTCGGAAATGACAGGCTTTTCTTTTACTATACGGGGCAGATGTTTCCATTGATTTTTACCTTTCCTTTGAGAACTCCATAATCTTCTTGTTTCATCGTTTGGTATCCAACCCTTCTGTCCTTCGCCTCCTAATGTTTGGTTATAACCATTAGCATACGAGTTCTCTTTACCGATGTAGAACTGTTCTAATACATTTAGCTCTTCTTCGCTTTCGGCAGTTTCTACAATCTCCCACTCAAAAGTGTCTAAACCCCATTTCCTTAGTGCCTTATGGAAGTGGGTCTTAGGGTTTTCTTTCAAACATTCTCTAATGTGTGCTTTTTTTCTTATCTCAAATGAATAAGTTGTCTTGCCAACATACGACTTACCATTCTTTCTATTTCTTGCAATGTAAATTACCATTGTTCACCTCTAAAATAAATAGCTTACAGAGGTGAAAAACGCCCAAGTAGAGCAAGTTGTCGTTATGCTTCTTTATTCTTCTTGTGCCACTTGAATGAAGCTTCGTTATCAGTGATTGGACCGCCGACAGCGAAGGTGGAGCAGGTACGTTTAGAATGACATTTGAAGTGGTGCATCCAGCAATAGCCAAATTCTCCCGGTCCTTTTATGTCTTCGTCTGATACGGGCATACATTTCTTCATTCTTGGAGAAATGTCGAATGCTACACAGTTACCACAAAGTGACTTCTTTGCTTTCTCAGGTGTAGTATTCCATTTATCAGCTACTTCCTGCCAGTATTCCTCGTTAGGCTCGGCAGGGTTCAGAGGACCATAGTGATACTCTTCGATTGTAGCATCGCGATTATCGGTGTTTAGCTTCAAGTCTTGTGTTGCTTTTGGGCAAGGGAACAGACTACCCATAGTGATTTTGATCATTTTATACCTCTCTATAAGTAGTCTGCTCTTTATCATACAATAATTAGGCTATGAAGCTAGACACTTCCAATACTTAGCAATACGGCCTCTTGTTGAGAAACCCCATTCATCATTGTAATCCGGCTTGACAAGGTAAGGCTTGTTTACTTCCAAACGATCACCCATGTCGATACTGATGCCCCAGCATCGAATTGTCATGATAGCAGAGTTCGAATCAACTACTTCAACTTGAAAGTATTCTTTGCCATTTGCTGTGCGCTTGGGGATAACCTTGCGTGGAATACACCAAGTTAGCTGTAGATCAGGCTCAAACTCCGAAATCGGTGGGATCATCTTCTCTTCCAACATTTCCAGCGTCTTTGCCGGAACAACCTTGGAGATCGGGAACTCGCCTGTCAACTCTGTTAGGAATTGGATTTCTTCTTCTGCTGTAAAATCGCCTTCTGGTGCGTATACCGTGATGTTCTCATCAAGGTTCTTGGGTTTACGGGGTCTATCTACAGCAATCGCTGACCAGAAATGCTTCTTACCAGTAAAACGCTTGTCGATTAGGCTGTTCATTGTTCCAGAACGAACCAGAACATCAAGTGTCTTCTTGTTTAGCTTTGAGTAACGCATCTTTTCGTTGAACAAGAAGTCTTCTACCGTTCGGAATGGACGACCCTTGAAGATTTCATCGATAGCTGCCTCACCAAGACCCTTGATTGAAGTCAAAGGCTGGATCAAACTGCTACCGTCATCAGAAATCTCCCAATAAACACCTGAAGTGTTGATGTTTAGGGGTTCAATACCGTATCCAAACGACTTAGCAATCGAAATAGCCTTCTCCTTCTTGGTTTCTGGCTCTTTGTCAAGGAATGCAGCCAACCATTCGGCTTGGTAGTAGGTTAGAAGCCATGCACACTGGTAAGAAATGATGGAATAGCAGACAGCGTGAGACTTATTGAAGCCGTATCCCGAGAAGAACTTGAACTTCTCCCACAAATCATTTGCGGCCTTGCTTGTCATTCCCTTCTCAACGCAGCCCTCGATAAAGCGGTCGTACAAAGATTGCAATACCTTATCAGTCTTGCCTGTACCCTTCTTGGTTAGAACCTTACGCAGCGAGTTGCCTTCATCAAGAGTGATGTTCTTACCAAGCTTGTGAGCCAGCAAGGCAATCTGCTCTTGGAAGATAAGGAACCCGTAAGTCTCGGAAGTGACATTCTTGTATTCCGGGTTGTAGTAATCAATTAGAAGAGGTGCTTCCTTGGCTTCAATGTAATCCTTATCAACGCCAGCGGACAAAGGACCGGGACGATAGATCGAAGTGATAGCAGAAAGGTCGATAATGTTGTTGGGCTTAGCTTGCTTGCATAGCTTTTGCACACCATTCTCTGTAAACTGGAATACACCGGCCCACTTACCATTATGGAATACGTTCTTGTATACCTTCTTATCATTTAGGTCCAAAACATCAGGATGCAGCTTCTCATCATAGTACTTACGAATGTCTTCGTATGTTGGGTTCTCAACCCCGTGATGACGCTTCAAAATGTGTCGAATAGCACCCTCAATCATTCGAAGAGTAGAAAGTCCAAGAATGTCGAACTTGATGAAACCTAGTGGTTCCAAGTGACGAACGTTCTGACCCTCTGACCACGGCGTTTGACGGACGTTCTTAGACGAAATCAAAGGCATGTACTTATCAAGGTCTTCAGCGACAACAACGCCGCCAGCGTGACGAGAACAGGACCGTACCTGTCCGTACAAAGCATCAATGTGATTTGCAACTTCGGGATAAGTACGCAAGAAAGCCTGTAGTGTTGGAGAAAATTCCTTTACCTCTTCAAAGGTAGGAGTATAAACGCCAGCCTTCATACCATGCTTTTGCTTTGCCAATGGTGTTGCTTCTGCCATCATGCGACCGGTAACCTTATTGACTTCCGTGAACGGGATTGCATAAAGCTTAGAAATGTCCTTGATAAGCGACTTGAGTTGCAAAGTATTCCAGTTCGAAATCGGAACTACCGTGTTGTCTCCCCACTTATTGATAAGAACATCCTTGATAACCATTGGGTCTGCAACGTCAAAGTCAATGTCAGGGTAGTCGGTGGCATCTGCACGAAGGAAGCGAGAGAACAGAAGATCGTACTTGATTGGATCAATCTGTGTGATCTCCAGTGCATAAGCGACCAACGAACCGGCAGCAGAACCACGACCGGGACCGGTAAGCATGTGTTCGTTAGAGATAGAGGCAATCTGGTTCATTGTAAGGAAGTACTTGGAGAACCCACGATCTGCAATAACAGATAGCTCGTAGCGAAGTCGATCAACGTATTGATTGTTAGTATGCAGGCTCTTCTTACGAAGCCCTTCCATTGCAAACTTCTCCAAAGCCGAATCGTCAGTTTCACCGGCTGGAACGACGAAGTTTGGAAGTCGAACGGTAGTGTCTGGTTCGAAGCGTTCAATGCGGTTATAAGCAATGTTGTGGGTCTCGGTGATGGAGTTCATAACCAATTCATCATCGTACTCGACACCAAGAGCAGAAGAATAGCTCTTGTATGCTTGCCACATTTGATCGCCATTCTTGGGGTATAGCTCGTATCCGATTTCTTCAACGCCGGATGGAAGCTCACTTTCGTTAGCCCAATCGGGACGACCGGAACCAAGCCAGCCAAGACGTTTGTAAAGCTCACGGTCCTTCCAAGCGTTCGGATTAGGATAGTGTGAATCAGCGGTTGAAATGAGGTTGATGCCAAACTCTTCTTTCATCTTGATGACGTAGTTGTTTAGCTCATGCTGCTCAGGGATGTTATTCCATTGCAACTCACCGTACCAGCGGTCACCAAAAATAGAGACCATGTTACGGGTCACTTCACGCATAGCGTCTAGAACCGCCTGAGAGCCTTTCTCGCGGTTCTCCCAATAGCAGCCAGCGTAGACACCACCAAGGCACGCGGACGACGCAATAATGCCCTCTGAGTGCTTCCTGAGCATGTCGTAATCGATGCGTGGATAGCGGTAGTAGTTCTCCTCGCGATACGAATCGGAGACAAGCTTGAACAGATTGTTCAGGCCGGTTTGGTTCTGAGCAAGGAGAACCAAGTGACGACGACGAGAAAGAATGCTGTTAGAAGCCTTCTTAGTCTCAGTCTCGTTCTCGATAGTAGTACCGGAAGTCTCATCTTCCGAGACCTTTGCTGCTTCCTTCTTGTCTTCTAGAGCCTTGTCGTATTCCTTGCGCCATTCTGTAATGGAAGGAATAAAGTAGGCTTCACAGCCAAAGATTGGCTTGAAGTCTTTACCGCCTTCATTCATCTTCCTAGCGTGCAGAACTGCATACGGGAGAAAATTCATATTTCCATGATCAGTAAAGGCCATAGCATTCATTCCGTTTGAATAAGCGAACTCCATATGGGCGGGTGGATAGTCCAACGCATCGAAGATAGAACCCGCTACCGAGTGTGCGTGTAGGTTCACGAATTCCAGACTTGACATATTCCTCTCATTCATTCCAGTGTTCTCCTTTTAGTAATTTAGAACAATAATTTCTGCTTAATCCGTACTCTCTGGCGAGCGCACTGATGCTGATCTTCTCTGTATTATAACGCTGTCTTATCTCTCTGACCACTTCTAGTGTCAGCTTCTTGCCGCCTTTTGACATTTGAGAGATACGTCGGCTTTCCTTCATTTTTTCTTTTGTGTCTTGGCTGTGCTTTTTGCCATAAAACGGATTGTTCTCCCCAGTCATTCTCTCGCTATGATCTGGTCTTTTCGAGCCTTTGTTCCAAGGTATTCTATTTTTTAGAGCCTTGCTTATCTTTCTCTTTGTCTCAATAGTACGCTTTTTGCCATAATTTGGACTTTTCTCGCCAGCTGCACCATACATAGGGTTATTGTCACCCTTTACATCGTGATGCATAATACTAATTTTTAGTTTTGTCTGGCTAGTGTGTTTCCGGCCATATGTATTTCCTGCGAAATTACAGATATTATAAAGTAATCCGAAATCATACTTGTCGATCCAGTGCTGTTCTCGCTGTACGAGAAACGAAACATCTTCAACATTCTCTATTATCTCAAAAACTATTTGTTCTTCCCCATATTTTAGAAATGCTTTTTGCAGTTGTATGTTGCGATGTCGATTTTTCCGTAAACTTGATAAATGACAACTCTTTCTTTTTCCAAAATCAATCGCACTTCCTATATAAAACCTATCACTATCAATAAACCGTATCTTGTAAATAACAGCCATTTTATCACCCCGTAGTAAATAGTTGCAACTAACTTGAATGACTTATGTTGTCAGTTTGTTTTAGTCAAAGATTGAGCCTGCAACGCTGTGAGCGTGCAGACCGACGAAAGGAATAGTGCTATTGGTACGTTGGTTCATTTATAATTTTCCTATTTTGTTTGTAAGTGTTTGTTGGTTGTTGAAAGTATTAGTCAGGCTGGTTCAATGTCACACATTTACATCTCCGTCAGGGATTACCTCGTCAATGTAACGGCAAACCTTCTTGTATTCATCGGTGTATGTATGGTAGAACTCGCGTGCATAATACTTGTATGCCGACTTCTCAATCTTAGTATAAATGTTCAGACCGGTCAAGTGGTTGATCATTTCTTTACACCATTGCTGGACAACCTTGCGAGTTGTGCTTGTGAGCTTGATAGGGCATTTACCAGCAGGAATAATAAGGGTGTATTTCACTGCACCCCTTTCTGCCTTTGCTGGCTTATCAGTTGCTTGGTTCTTTGGTTTGCGAGTACGGCTCTTAGGAGCTTCACTCTCTACTGTCGTCTGCGTCGTTGTCGTCTTCTTCCGTGGCATCTTCCAAATCCTCCGCGATTGGGTTCCATTCATGATAAGAAATGAAGATTCTACCGGGGAATCTTATCTGGTCAGAAACCGAACTTCCTAGAAAGGTCTTGTAACCTTGCCAAGTATCGATTTGATGAAACCAATCTACCTCTAAAGTGTTGTCTAGTGGTAGCTCATTTCCGTCATACAGTATAGCAAGGTCGGTGTCGTCTGTGAAGACCGCTTTGCATTCTTCTAACATCTGTCCCGAAATCATCGAGTTTTCGAACATCTTGAAATTATCCAAGAAAGTATCCAACTCTGCTTGCCCAAAGCTAAATGGTAATTGGTTCTCTGTTTTCACCGACATGCCATTGTGTGTAAAGAATAGGTTAGGCTTTGTTGGATTTGACAGGACAGTTCTAAACGGTCTTACTGCTTGGTGTGGATAAATGCCAAAAGGAAAGCTGACAAAGAACCTTTGTGGCTTTGTCCACTTGCTTATCTGGCCGCAAATCCTGTTAGCGACCATGGCACCTTCGATAATAGACCAAGGTAAACACTGGTCTTTGTGTGCGTCTTGTACACGAATAGGTACATAATAAATTGGTATTAGCTTTCGCCATTGGTCTGGCTGTCGAGAAAGCTTCTTGCTACCAATAGATGTTGGATCGTAAGTAAAATCGCCCATTCTACGTCGTATAAGAGGCGTGGCAGATTGTTCACAAACAACCCAGATTGTCTCGCAACCGGCCCATGCTGCTTGATGAACAGCGTATTCAATAGCAAAGTAGTTGGGAGCTACCGGCACAAGATTATCAGACCATGGTAGATTTACTCCAGTAGGTCTAGAAGCTGCTGGCACTATCCCGGCCAGATGAAAAGAGTTCGACATAGTACTTCTTTGGTTCTAGTATGAGTTCTTGATAACTATCAAGTATTTGCTGTGGTTTATCGAGCTTGTAGACAACGTTAGTATCCTCTGTGTCTTGTAAGGAGTACTGGTATTTTATCTCTCTACCAGCATGTTCAAGCTCAATTGACTTTGCTTCTATGACTTCTTTCATTAGTCTTCGAAGCTTTATTCTGGAAATGGTTTCTGAGTATTCATCAGACAAGATTTCTTCCCTCGTCAGGAATGACCGAGTTACACAGTCTTTACGATCTTGATAGGATGAACGCTTAGATTTATAAAACCACACTTCCTTTATGTGATCATCATCATAGCTCAGATAAATCTTATCATGTTTGGAGCCATGACGCACGTTATACCAATCTATGACTGTATGTTTTACATTGTCTAGTATTGGACTGCTAATCAACCCTGAAATCTGCTCTTGGTCAAAAACATAAAGCTTTTCGAAGGTTGTCTTTACCATCTTAGAAAATTCGGTTGTTAGCTTCAAAAGGTTTTGGTCTTCGATCCTTATGGACCGTATCAGATCCGAACCGAAGACCATTCCTTGTAGTGACTGATAGAACATGAGCTTTTCCCACAAATAAATCTGTGGTATCTTTACTCTGTTTTGAAACCCGAAATGTGACGGGTTTTTGATTACCACCTCATCAAAAAGGAAAGGTGGGTTTGGTTCTGTAAACAGTAATGGTAGCTTGTTGTAGTAAGAGAACAAAAGGCTAGAGAGACACCCGCCCACAACCAAATCTTTATGATTATACAGATGCCTCTCTAATCTCATCCCTTACCTTGCCCGCGATAACGCTTACGGTATCCCTTCGGAACAGATCCGTTAGAACCCATCTTCTTGAACTTCGAATGCTTTCCATTGCCAATCGAAGTCTTCTTCTTTCTTGGTTGGTAATCTTTACCGTTACGTCGACCTGCTGTCACTCTTCAACTCCTAGTATTTTGCTGAGTGTTCCTTCTCTATCTAACCTATCTATGTCACTAAATCCGCCGATGAACTTATCGTCAACCCAGATTTGGGGGACTGTTCTGCAACCGGATAAAGTTGTAATAGAAAATCTCGTTTGTTCATCATTGGTTACATCAACGACGGAGAAAGAAACGCCGCGTGAAACCAACAAATCAACTGCCTTTTTGCACCAAGGGCAGTAGCTTGCTGTAAAAACTCTAATCATTTA